CGCTAGCCACAACATCGGTCCTTGTTGGCATCCCTGGCGATAAAGCTATCCGTGAGAAGGGCGCCCTGACAAATGCGGCTCTCGGGTATATCCAGGAAAAGGGGGCGCCTGAAATTTCTTTGCCTGCTCGTCCATTCTTAGAGCCCGGTGTCGCCTCGGTAAATCAGTCCTCGACCATTCCTGGCCTAAAAGCCGCTGGCGTCGCCGCCTTGGCTGGGGACCAAGCTACGGTTATCAAGCAATACACGATCATCGGCCAGCGTGCCGCCGACGCTGTGCGCACTGCGATCCGAAATAGGATTCCTCCGCCGTTGAAGCCAGGCACTTTGCTAGGCCGGCTCCGGCGAAAAGGGAAATATCAGAAGGCTGCCAAAGGCTCCGCCCGGCGTGGCAAACTTCGTGCAGCCGCCTTAGCAGGCTCTGAAGGCGATATTCCATTGCTAGATACGGGTGCACTAATGCGGAGTGTTACCTTCGTTATCCGGCGCAAAGGGAAGGACGTGAAATAAGGATGCCGCAGCTCGAAGCCCTCGATGCGATGGACGTGTCTATGCTGGAGCAATTCCGCATCCAGCGGCGCATCGAGACTATTGACGCGACCGGCACGCAGAACTTCACGACGTTGTATCTCACCGCTCGCGGCGTGATCACCCTTGGCACCCCCAACGATGAGACCCGGGACCCGGACTTTACCTTCGGCCAGAAGAATATCGAAGTGGTGACGCGGATGCGCCTGCGCTCCGTCGCCGAGACGATCAATAACATAACGTACCAGCCGGATATCGTCCTATGGCGCAGCGATTCCTATCTCGTCCGCACGGTCGAGGATCGCTCAGCATTCGGCCCGGGCTGGGTCGTCTGTGAGTGCTCAAGCCAAGATTTGGCTGATGATCCGCCGCAGCATGAGAACGGCAACGACTACCCCTAGAAATAGGGGTATTTGTTCGCTTTTCGTTCGCGTTCATGGTCTGTTCAGTGCATATTTGGGCGTGTGTATACGTGGGCGCGAGCCCTTGCCCCCTACGATGCACGGCCCAACGGCGCGGACGCAGCCACCGACCGTTTGCCGCGTGTCCCTGTCGATTGTAGCCCCTAGACCCAGAGCCCCCTTTTCGAGGCAGAAATGAACGATTCCCCCGCGACGACGCTTTCTATCGTCCCTGCGCGCTCTGACCGTGAGCTGGCGGATGAGTTGCGAGCAAAAGCGCAAGCCGCTATCGCGAAGATCATCGATGTCATGGACGAAGCGAACGCCGTTGGGTTGCGGGTCGATTTCCAGCTTGGCCGTGATGGCCTAGGTCGGATGAACATCCAAGCTTTGACCATCGTCAAGCCTCTATGACGGACTCCAGTACGGGCGGGTTTCTCGCCCCAACTATTGTCCAGCTTGCCGAAGATGCAGCGCTCGACGCCCTCTTCCGCGCCTTGGTCAGCGGTGTTACGCCACTCCCGGGCAATCTCGTCACGACAGGATGGATAGCCGAGCCGCGTGTCGTCCCAAGGTTCGGGACCAATTGGTGCTCCATCAGAATCACCGGTGAAGTGGAAGAGGATTGGAGCTACCAGACGCTCGACCGTGCTGGAGATTATGTCGTCTACGATTGGGACGTTTTGCCGGTGACCGCTTCGTTTTATGGCCCAAATTCGCGATCCAATGCGAAGCTCTTAAAAGTCGGCTTGATGATCGGCCAGAACACCGAGACGCTGTTCAATGCCGGGCTGCGCCTCCGTCAAGCCAGCAACTTGGTCATCCTCCCAGACCTTCGGCCTGGCGCGGGGACCCGGTTCCTTTACCGGGTGGATATCGCCCTGCGCTTCGCTCGCGCGGCCGTCATCAACTACGACGTGCTCTCGGTGGAATCGTCGGAGATTATCCTTGTGTCCGATGACCACAACCAAACGCGGGTGATTAACGTCACTCAATCCAATCCTCCATTGGACGATGGCCCGCTAGGTGGCGGCCCCCTCGGCGGAGGACCACTCGGCGGCTAGTCCCTTGAAAGGGGTGAACTGAACATGGCATTCCAACTTCGTAGGGCCGGCAAGAAGCCGATAGCTCCTCTATCCGCGGGAGCTTCCGTGCTTTACCGCGGGAAGCATTCGGCAACAATGGTCAGCCTCGTTACGGTGCAGACACCGGGGGGTGTCGTGCGCATGGCGGATATCAAATGGCCGGATGGCCGGGTCGTGCGCGTCCACAAGACGCTGCTGAAGGCGGGAGTGTAATCACATGACATTGGGACTCCCGGTATCAAATCTTATCAACGTCTCCATTGTCCTAACGCCGGCGGGGGCAAGCTTTCAAAACATTGACTCGCTCCTTATCCTTGGTCCCTCCGGCCGCATCGATACGACTACGCGTATCGTAGAGTTCGGGTCCATAGGTGAAGTCGCCGAGTTCTTCCAGACGACGGACCCGGAATACTTGGCTGCCTTATTGTGGTTCGGCCAATCGCCAGCACCGACAAGCCTTTTTATTGGCGCTTGGGCAAAGACGGCAACCGCCGCCGCGTTGTTCTGTGCGCCGTTGACGGCAGCCGAACAGTTAATCTCGAATTGGACCTCCATCACGACAGGAGCATTCCTCCTTTATGAGGACGGGGCTCCCTTAAACGTCGAGGGCTTGAGCTTCGCCGCCGATACCAATCTAAACGGAGTTGCTGCTACGATCCAAGCCGCCCTTGTGGCATTGGAAGCCTCATCGACGGTTACTTGGAACTCGGTGTTCTCACGGTTTCAGTTCACCTCAGGAACGACCGGCGCCGCCTCTACGCTTTCATTCCTTCAGACATCGGCTGCGGCCGGGAAAGCGGTCTTTGCTGGGCAGCCTACCGCCACCCATGTCTTAACTGTGGACGGGACTGCTGTGACATTCGTTGCGGCCGGCCCTGTCGGAAACCAGGTGATGATCGGTAGCACGCTCTCGGTTACCCTCGCCAACTTACTGGCGTTCTTGAACAGCTCGGTGGATGCGAATATCTCGCTGATGACGTACTCGGTAACGGGGACCACCCTCTATATGGTCGCCAAGGCAACAGGCACCGCCGGCAATGCCTATACGCTGACCACTACGGATGGAAACATCACGCCGAGCGCCCCGAGCGGAGGCTCTGCCGGCGTCGACCTCTCGGCGCTCTTGTTCGGAAAAGCCACGTCATCTGGCGCCTATGTTGCAGAGGGGGTTGCCGCCGAGTCTGCGATTTCGGCGGTCCAGTTGTTCAATGACAGTTTCTCCGGCTGGTATGCACTGTATTGCTGCGGGACTTCGGATGCCGATACGTTGGCTATCGCCGCGTTTATCGAAGCGACGGTCGACCCTCGGCATTATTTCGGCGTTACGACGCAAGAGCCCGGGGTCATCATCTCAACCGATACGTCGGACATCGCCTACCTGCTGGCGCAAGCCAAATACGACCATACGGGGATCCAGTATTCCTCCACCAACCCTTATGCCTGCGTCTCGATGCTCGCGCGCATCCTGACGACGAACTGGCAGGGGATCAACACGACTATCGACCTCATGTATAAGCAGGAGCCGGGGGTCATCGCCGAAACGCTTGGGACCGCCCAGGCGAATGCTATCTCGGCGAAGAACTGCAACGTCTACATCAACTACAATAACGGGACATCCATCATCCAGATGGGCAATTCCACTTCCGGGAACCCAATCGACACCATCATCGGGCTCGACTGGCTGGCCAATCAAATCCAGACCGACGTTTATAACACCCTCTACACGACCACCACCAAGGTGCCGCAGACAGACCCGGGTGAGCACGCCATCAATGCGGCAATCTCGAATGCCTGCAATACAGGCGTGGGTAACGGCCTCCTTGCTCCTGGAACATGGAATTCTGGTGGATTCGGCCAGTTGAACCAAGGCGACTACCTCAGTAAAGGATTCTATGTTTACCAACCGCCTGTCGCCCTCCAGCCGGAGAACCTCCGAGCGGCTCGGCAATCGGTCATCTTCCAGGTTGCCGCCAAGGAAGCTGGAGCCGTAAGAGACGTGGCGATCCAGGTACTTGTGAACCAGTGAAATCCCATTCCATAGGGGTCTAATTCAATGCCGACCATCTCTGCTTATTCGTTTGAGGATGTCCTTGCGACCATCGTCGGGCCGAGCGGAACGACTCCTTTGGGAGTATCCGCTGCTCCGTCTGCCGAAGGAATCACTGTCTCCAAAGAAGCCAAGAACACCAAGACAGTTGGTGCCGACGGCTCGGTCATGTTCTCGATGCACGCCAACGAATCGGGGAAAGTCACCGTGCGGTTGCAGAAGACCTCCCCCGTCAACGCCATCTTGTCGGCGATGTACCGCTTGGATTCTTCCACCGCCCTCAATTGGGGGAAGAATGTGATCATCATCACCGAGATCGCTACGGGTGATGTCTATACGTGTACGGGCTGCGCTTTCACGCAGCACCCCTCCAACACCTACGCGACCGAAGGAAATACGCTCGATTGGGAATTCGACGCTGGCGTGGTCGACCCGCTGCTTGGCTTCGGGAGCCCTAGCATCGCGGCGTAATCTCCTTTAGATAGAAAGGCAGGCAGATGAGTGAGTTCGAAGTCGGCAATCAGAAATACACGTCAACGCCGCTCAATGTCCAGCAGCAATTCAAGATCGTCAAGCGTCTGGGATTGAGTTTCGGGATGCTAGCCGCTCGTAATAAAGAGGCAGGAGCCGTAACGGCGATAACGCCCTTTATCCTTGCAATGGGAGCCTTGTCGGACTCAGATGCCGACTTCATCAAGGATACGTGCCTCGCTACAGTGAAGCGCGTTGCTCTCAATACGACCCCAGCCCCCATCTTCACCAGCGGCCAGCTCATGTTCTTGGACATAGGGCTTTCTGAAATGATCCAGATCGTTGCGTTGGTGTTGGAGGCCAACGTTGGAAATTTTATCGCAGACCTCCAAGACCAGCTCTCGGAGGCAATCGCGAAGGCCCGAATCTCATCCGGCACCCCGACGGCTTAGATTTCCTGTATCGGCCGGTGAACGCTGGGTGGATTGAAGCGAAAAGTCTATGGGATGGTAGTCTTGATTTGGAAGCCATCGCCGAGATAAATGAGATGTTGGATATTAAAATGGAAAACGATGCTCGCTGGCAGCGTTGGATAAAGGATAAGCGGTAACATGCCTAGTGGAAATGTTTTGCAGGAGTTCCTTGTAAAATTAGGTTATGTGTCCGATGACGAATCATATCGTAAGTGGACTGCGCAGCTCACCAACGTTGCCAAGCGCGTCACCGAATTCGGGGCAGCCGCTACCGCTACTGCCTTAGAGATTGAAGCCTTCGTCGACCGCGTCTCCAAGCGGATGACGGACCTTTACTATGCAAGCGAGAAGGCTC